GTAATCCCCGCCGAAGGGGTAAGTCTTGTCACGATGGACTGGGCATACGAGATAACGCCCACCTCTGACCCCTCTCTTGTCAGATACTAGTCTCATGAAAGTCGGGTCACCACGTAGTATCTCCTTGACTCGATATAGGGATATGTCACTGCTATCTGGGTCTAGGTAGTAATCCTTGATGAGGACCATGAATGCATCATCCACGATGTCCAGGTCCCACTCTAGTTCCCTGAGGACATCCATGAATGACTGGTCCATGCTATTGCGTTGTTTGACGAACCACTTGGGGTAGAGTATCTGGTCTGGGTTGGGAGTAGCCATCTCTGCACCACCACACACATCGCATTCCTTCACCTCATGATTGTATTCCTCCTGGCAATTATTACACTTCATGTGAAATTTCCTCTGCCAATAGAAGCCACGACGGAATATCTCCTGGCAGAGGGTGTTGATTGTGGTACGTAGAATGATACTCTCCTGGACAGTGGCATACAATGCAGGTATGCTGACACCTTGGACCAGAACTGGCTCTTGAATGCCAGACTTCCAAAGAGGCATTATCGGCTCAGGGGTAGTCTTCGTTCGGAAACGAGAACTGATAGAGTCGATGAAACGACCGACCGGACCCTTCTCATCTGCCATCAGGAGACCCCCAATAGTGTGTTAGCATCATCAATCAACCGTATAACCTCCGGGTCCTGCCTACCCCACGAGATGACGTCTCCTTCATCAACATTCCACTCCTCGAGTAACTCCTCGCTCTTGACATCCTTCCAATTCTCCCACTTGACTAAACGATATAACTCCTCTCTACGCTTACTGATGATGTCATTGTTCCTACCCCTCAGATTGAGATGCTGCAAGACGTATCTGGCCTGCTCCTTCTTCATTCGTAGATGAGGTAAGACCCCCTTGAGTAATTTATTCAAGTCCGCCTTGCTGTAGAATTGCAGACGATGCTGGCTACGCTTGCTAACCTCACCTATCTTCAAATCCAGACTAAGAACTCCACAATCGAGTATCTTATGCATATTCTCACAATGAATCTTGCCTCTCTCACCTGTGGCGATTATACCAGCCCTTGGTTCCCCTCGTTTGGAGATGGTGATATAACCATCAGCATCCAAAAAGCCAGCAGCGTAAGCCCAAGGATTCTTGAGGATGACATCAGTGTCAGTGGATAGGGATTCCCAATTACTCTTGTTCTTAGTAATATCAAACTCAGGCCCATATACCTTGAGAAGAGCCCCTAATTGTTGAACCGAAGGCACACCACGACTACGACCATCACCATCGGTCATATGAGTATGGAGGCTACGGCTATCCATTGGACCCTCCATGTCCAGTAACTCTTTCGACTTGTGCAAGAACATCGCATCTCTCTTCGAGAGTTGCTCAGACTGGTGTAAAGTGTGTCGCCACATCTTCTTCGCCTCCTTCTTCAGATTGATGGCATCAACCCAGAGACGCTGCTGGTCGGTATTCAAGTCATCTATACTTGCGAGTTTCGTGAGCATCTTATCAGCACGCTCCCATTGCATGCAACTCTGACGAAGAGATACCTCCCTATTCTCACCGAAACGTGAAAGGGCTTTGAGGTCCCGGTCGCTCAAGCCCAGTGATTTGATTGTCCCTAGATGGTCTCCACTCCAAGAGAGTTTCTGGAGAGTGTTGTCTACTTCCATCTCCTTCGTAATACGAATCATCTTGATGGCATCATCTATATCTTCTCGGTATTGCTTGTGCTCTCGCCTCTTCCTACGCAAGTCCTTCACTATGTCATTAGGGTTCTTACCGAATACATCCTCGAACCACCCATGGGGTATCTCCCCCGCAAGGACCATCTGCTCCTGCTGAGTAGTTTGCATCTCCCTCCTCTTCTTCTCCTCTTCCTTGGGGTCCTTGACAGGTGGATTCTTGGGGTCTAACTCACCAGCACCACTACTAGGAGTGGCAGGATTATCCCCGAAACTAGGTTCTGCTATCTGACCTGATTTGAACAAGGGATGCTGTATCAGTTGGCTTATGACCCATTTACGGTCAGCATCCTCTTCATCTGTGTTGGCGTCGTAATCGTCACCAATTATCTGAGAAGCCCAAACCACATTGACCGACCGCCCTAATTACCAGCCAGCAATGGGTTCTCCTCGTCAGTCGTCCTAGCCGCCCTCTGAGTCAATACCCGTTCCCAGTCTCTCTGTCTATCTCTGGGGTTGGCGGCAGATAAACCAGCATCGGCGTCCCAGGTCTCACCTGTTGCCTTCTCACGAGGTTGCATCGTCATACCCAAATCCTCCCTCGGGGTCCTCTCTTCTAGAATCTTCATCTGCTCTTTGACCTCATCTAATGGCTTACCCATGCGCTCGGCTAAGTCGCTCCAGTCGCTCTCTTTCAAATCATTCAAATCAATGCCCTCCTGTTGTATCCGCTCCCTCAGATACTCGTATGCTTTGGGCCCATGGAAACTGGCAGGTATGGCTACTTTGCTGTGCTCAAGATAGGGCTTACCACCCTTCTCTCTGAGAGACTCCTCTACTGGGTCCGTCACTTTCGTCCGGGTAGTAACCTTCCCCGTCTTGGGGTCAGTCACATCCTCTTGAGATTCCTCAAGACCAAAATCAGGGGAGGGGTCAGTACCTAGGACATTGACGTGATGAGAAGGGCTTACCCGGAACATGTCAGCATCCCTACGTGGCCTCACCCCCACTTTCTTACCACTCCTAGGCTCTATGATGTCACTCTCTTCGGGGACCCTACCAAGCCTCTTTGTATCTTTAACCGGTTTTGGTAACCTACCGACTTTCTCACCCTCCTTCGTATTGCGTACACGTACCTGAGTGGGTTGTGTGTGTCGCTGGTACCTGATGTCCTCTAACGCAGGAGTCGACTTTGTGCTAGGTGTTATCGCAGCAGAGCCATGTATTCGCTGATTCATCATAGCCTCCTCATCCATCTCCCTGACTTTGTCAGCGTGACCAGACGCTTCCACCAGACCCTTGCCAGGGACCATCCTAGTCTGACCACGCTCTTTCAACTCATCATCAATGAACTCCCTGAGAGCCGTTAAGGTATCTGGGTGGAGAGTTGACTCCTGCCCCATCCTGTCCTGGAAGGGGTGACCTTCCTCATACGGGAGTTTCACGTTAGTCAGTCCAGCAGCGCTGGGCTTCCTAGATGCTGCCTCATAAGGTGCCAGCATAGCATCAATCTGCTCACGGAGTGAATTCAACTCCTTGGTTCTCTTACCCTTCACCTTAGCCTTGAGAAGAATGAAAAAGAAACTCTTCTGCAAGGGCGTGGGGTCGCGGCGCACGCTCATCATAACCCTCCGACACAGGCAACCGTACATCAAATTTGCTAATCTACCAAACCAGACATCAGGGAATCTAGGTCGACTATCCTCTCCCTGAATTCAGTAGTACCCCAATTACCTAGAGCAAGTGCGAAGGCAAAGTCATCATGACGAGCGATGCTGTCCAGTTTCCCTTCCTTGCTCATACCGAACATGAGTAACTCGTGCTCTAACTGACTGATTAAATCACGTGACTTCTCATCCCCCCACGGTAGACGTATCTGCTCTCGCTCGAACTTCAGGACTAGACCCATGAGGAGACTCTCACGCCTCTGCTTGGTGCTGATGAAGGTCTTGATGGGCAAGTCCGTGTCAGCACGTAGTTCGGTGGCGAAGACTCGTTGGAAGTGGTTGGCCTCCAACTCTATGACCTCTGGACGGAACTTGCTATTGAGTCGCTGTATCTCGACTATCTGAGTCCTGAAATCCATACCCTTCCTACGCACGACATGAGCGAGTTCCAGAGTCTCTGGTGAATCAGCAGGCCTACGCAAGACTAGCATCACTGTGTAATCGGCCTGCCTGTCAGATGAGATGGCTGGGTCCCAGCCAATGAAATACTGACTGTCGTCGTTCTTATGCCTTCTATCTATGAGTGTGAGATGTGGGTCTTTACACGCGGCAATGACAGATGAAGGGAACAGGCTGGACATATCGTCCATTGGCTCACAGAGATACTCACGAGTGAAGGCTATGGCAGGCATGTCCATCCTTCGGGCATCTAATGCCTCCAAGGACCAGCGCCATGGCCATAGCGGTTCACCCGACTGATTGATAGCAGGGTAAGTCTCCACCAGATACCCGTCCCTCCTCTCCAGTTCTGTGTATAGGTCAGTAGGTGTGAACGGGGTCCCCACTACGCACAACTGCGAGGTATGGTGAACTGTAGGTACGAGGACCTCATAGAACCATGATGCGACTCGCTGTAGTTCTGTGTCTGTGGTACCCCAGAGTATGTCATCCAAGAGTACCAAGTCAGGGTGAGCACCCCTCACACCACCACCAACTGACTTCGCATTGATACGAGAGCCATTCGTGAAACCGAAGAAGGTCTTGGACCAAGCATCCTTGTCCTTCATCTTAGCCAGCATTGGACTAGCATAAATGAGGTCGTTCAAACCCCTCATGTGCCTGATGGATTGGTCTAGGCTGTGACTGAAAATCATCGTATCCAGACGTGGGGTGAATATGACCTTCCATAGCAGA